TTCCAGCATCGCTCGCGGTGCCCGCATGCTTTGCAGCGCCAATCAGCAGGATCGTCGTAGGCGCGCGGTAATAGTTCGCCGGCGCGCGTCGCCTCGATCACGGCGACCGCGCGGTCGGACCAAATCTGTGCCTGCTCGACATTGAACGGCACCAAGACGTGCAGGCGTGCGCAGGTGTTGGCATTCATCGCGGTGAAGATCGCCGGGTGCTCGGTGACCTCGAGGTAGGCCTGATACAGCGATACTTGCGCGGCGTATTGCGGATAGGCCTTCTCAAGGCCGTCGCGTTCGAGCGAGCGCCAGCCCTTATCGCCAAGGCACTTGTGTTCCCACAAACACGGAAAACCGGCTTCGGGCAGCTCGGGGCCGGATAGGAGGATCCCATCGGCGTGGCCGCGGAACAGCCCGCCCGCCGCGCTGAAGCTGAGGAGTTCGGACGGTGCGAACGTGAAGCCGACACGGATCAGATGCTGCCGGCTGAGCTCCTCGAAGAAATGTCCGCGCGCGAAGATGTCGCGGGTCTGCGAGAGCTGCACTGGGGTGCACATCCAGTCGTATTGCACGCGGCGCAAGCATTCGTGTCCGATCGCGCTCGCCCCGAGATATTCCCGCGCGCTCTTTTCAGGCGGCTCGGCCTGCTCGATCAGCGTGTTGATGGCAACACTGATCGGACTTTCCGACCAGTTGGCGCGGTTGAAGTCCAGCACGACACGTCACAGCGGCGAGGCGAGATCGTTGATTGTCGATTTGCGGGTTATGCCCTTCCCGCTGAGGTCGCGCGCGATCAACGCCTTGCGGATCAGCCGCATGGCAGTCAGCAGGAAGTCGGCCATGATTTCGCGCGGCCACGACGCGAGCGGCTGCGACCACTCGATGTCAGGGCAGGCATCGGCGAGTTCCGGCAGGATCGCCATGACCGCGCCGATGTCCCACGGTTGCGGGTCGAGCCCGGTCATGCGGATTGTTTGCTCGGCGTCGAGCTGCTCGGCGGCCGCCTGTTCGGCGCGCGTTGCTATCCACGCGAATAACATCGCGCCGAAGACCCATCCCCATTCCGTATCGCTCAACCGTCCGACCGGCGTTCCGGATGGAATATAGCTGCCGGCTCGGACGAGCCCGCGCGCGGCCCCGATGGCGGCGGCGGTGGCGCGCCGCTGCCACTCATCGTCGATTGCGGACAGTGAGACCCGTGCAACAGCATGAGCTTTTTTCATTTTGACCAATCCGGTCGGTTGATCTTCGCCGGGGTAGACGGGGGTTTGGCAGGCGCTGCCGACGGCGCGGCCGCCGGCTCCTGCGTCACCGGATGCCAAGCCTTCTCGTCCGGCGTGACTACGTGATCGAGCCGGTTCTTCGCCTCGTAACCGTTTTGCGGCGGCTCGACGCCGATGCGCGCCACGAAGGTGAGGCCATTGAGGTCACCATATGACTTGATGCGCCGACCTTCCTTGGCGGCGTCGCTCTTGTCGTCGGGCTTGATGCCGCGTGCGGATTCCAGGATGGCGCGCAGCATGCCTGCGGAAATCTTAGCCGCCTCGGCGTGACCCTGCGTGCTGCCGGCAACGGTGAAGAGCGACCAGAATTTGCGCTTCGCGAAGGGGCCGTTGAGAACGACGAACTCGCAGTCGAGCGCTTCACTGTTGCCGTCGTTACTGCGGCGAAGCCAACCGCCCTCGCCGGCACTGCCCGGGCGCACGGTCATGCGCACGGTGGCTATGGTGCCGGCCGGGATCACGGCGAACTTGCGCTGGGTATCTGCATCGTTGAAGTCGTAGCTATTCATTTAATGCTCTCCTACTTTGCTGCTTTGAGCGTTTGCTTGGGTGAAACGATGAACGGCTTGCGCTGGCCGGGACCGACCAGCTTGACGATCAACTTTCCGAGGTGCGGCTCCTCGATCTGCTCGAGTCGGCCGGCGCGATCCTTGGCGGGATAGCCCCACGCGTTCGGCGACGTGCACACGAACGCGCGCGTTGGCGCGCCGTCGCCGAAGTCGATCCACTGCATCGTGATGATCTGGTCGACGATGCCGGGCAGCTCGCGGCCGGTGCGCGCGCCTTCCATCTGCGGCTGCCAGCTCGTCGCGTTGAACTCGTCGGTAACCTTTTCAAGGATGCCGACAAAGACGACATGCTTGCCGCGCGCGTGCTGCAGTTGGTATAGCCATAGCAACATCTCGCGCGCGTGCAGCCCGTAGGCGCCGCGCGTGTCTTTCTTACTGGTGCGCTCGCTGAACGCTTCCGGCTGCTGTTCGGCCCACCGGAACGACAACCGCGACACGGCCGTGATTGAATCCACGAAGATGGTGTCGTAGCGATCGATCTGGTCGAGCGCACCGCCGACCGCCTGGTAGTGTGCCTCGGAGTAGCACGCGTTCGCCGGGAACGATGGATTAGGTCCACCAATCCGACATGCGAGATCACGCGCGGTCCCCCAGTCGTCCAACCTGAACATATCGACCGGCACGTCCTGCACGCTGAGGTCGCCGGCCTCGATGTCAACGAACAGCGTGCGCGTCGGATCGAGCGTGCGAAGCAGGCTCGTCTTGCCGACGGCGGTCGGGCCAACGATCAAAGCCTTTACGCCGCGCCGCTCGGCGAGCCTTTGGTCTGCACTGATAATTTGCATTACTCGTCCTCCGCGGCGTCGGGTTCTTCCAAGATGCGAGCGACCTCATCAATCGCGGCGGCGAGCGCCGTCGCGGGGCTGCCGTCGGCATGACGCAGCACCGCGCCGCGCAACGTGTCGAGCGAACAGCCGTGCTGCAAAGCCAAGGAAGTGGCGACACCTGAGTCCCGAACGCACTCGTCGAGAGAAGATCCTGCCTTGTTAGTTGAAATGAAGAGCTCACCAACGCCGCCATCGGCGAACCGCGCGTAGGTCGCGGCGTAGCGGATGCCGTTGTGCTCAACGTTGAAGCTCGTTGCCGCGCGCCTGTTGGGCAACCTCTTGCGACCGTGTGCGTGGTCGGTGATCTGATCGATGATGGTCATAACGGTGAACTCAAGCGGCGCGACCGAGCCTGCGATTTTGGTTGTTGAGGCGGATCTCGACGTCGTGGAGGTCGTACCCGTTGGCGGTGAGGGCCCGCTTCACAGCGGCGAGGGCAGCGATCGCCTCGCCGGCGCTAGTCGTTGACAGCGCGAGCTGCAGCAGCGTTGTGATGCGAGGAGAAACTGGACCGACCGCCTGCTCCGCTTCCCGCCGCCAGCCTGACGGGATCGCCGCAAGCAGCGGCTTGAGTCCCACACCGTCAATGAAATGGGATCGAGCTTCTGGGGAAGCGCTTGACCACCACGCGAGCGCATCGAAGTGAGTGGTGGGCCCGCCCTTTTTTGCCTTCGGCCCGCCCACCGGCTTTTTCGTGGTAACCAGTTTTAGGGCGGCGCTCAAACTCAAATTCCGCACGCGTGCGGAATTTAGCTCGGTGCGGTGCCGAGCCAGTTTCAAGTACCGTTCGGCCGTGTCCGCGCTCAGATCGCACGACTTCAGCCACTTTAGCCAGTCGCCATGCTTGACCCGCTCCTTGGCGCGGATCAGCGCGTCACCGGCAGCTAGTGCATGCTCAAGGAAGTTTTGAGCGGCCGCCGCGCTCGCTTGCAGGTGCTTCCTGACTTCTTTGGCGAGAGCGTCGAGATCGTCGATCTCGGCGGTGGCCTTGAAATTAGCCCGAGAACTGGTATCTAGCATTTCGCGTTCTTCTCCTTACTTGAGCGCAAATCCCTGCCGAGGGATCCGGCCCGCCGCCTCGTTCGGCGGGCCGGGGCTTTGTTGCCGCCGATTTATTGGAAATCTCAACGCAGGTCGGCGGCGATCACCTGCGCCGAAATTCACAGATTTCCTAAGCAGATTGCTTCGCGGTGCGAGATGACCGCGTCGCTTGGGACAAAACGATGGCCGCTCCCTGCTCGCCGTTTGACCCAACTACGTGGCGCGCGACGTACGTCCGCACGTCCCCAAGGCGGTATCGGACTTGCGTTTCAAACTGGAGAAAGGGAATGCCACGCCGCTCGGCACGATCACGCTGCAGCTGGCGTCGCGACCGCTTGATGTAGCGCGCAAGCTCGCGTTCGGTGAGCAGTTCTTCGTCATCAGCAAATGGCATTGCTCGCGTCCTCGAAGGTCGGCGCGCGACGATTTCCGCCGTCGCGAGTCTTCTTACGACGCGAGCTATGGCTGAGGAAGTGCGGCAACAGCTGTTTAAAGCGGCCCAGCTGTTTAAATCAGTCGCGATTTTACTTTGGTTTGTGCAAGCGTTGAAATGCCCCGCGAATGGCCGCATCCGTGGTTCGGGTCGATTTTGCGAGATCACGATCGATCGCGGCCATGTACCATGGCTCAATCTTCTTTCCGTCCGGGCCAACGTAATGAGAGCAGCTGACGGCAAGTTCCAGCACCGTGCGCACGAATTTTCGCAACGACTTGTCGAAGGCCGGCGCTGGACCGCTGCTCGGAAAACGGTTACGAAAATCGATGTACAGCTTGATAATGGCTTGGATTAAGTCACCTTCCGGGGTGAGTTCTCCTTTGCGCCGATCCCCACCCAAGCCCGGTCGCGTGCTTACCTCACGTGCGGATCGCTCTGCGGCTTCTACAAGATCGGATAGCAGCATAATGAGGGTGCTCAGCCGCTCTTCAGCACTGGCGGTGGCTGTTGCGGGCCGCCGCTCGACGGCGACACGATAAAGCCACATCAAAAGAGACGCGGCCTTCGGATGCGCCGACCCCCGCAAAAGAGACGCGGCCGTCGGATGCATCGACCCCCGCCGAACGCCGCCAGCAACTGACTTCGGCTCGTTGACGCCAAGTAGCGCAAGGAGGCGGCTAGCTAAGGTACTGATGCCTTCTAGTTGATCACGTCGCTCGTGTGCCTGCGGGGTTTTCTGCTTTTGGGCTCTCTTTCTGAGACGGTAGGTTTCCACCGCGTTAACGAGGGGGACGGCGAGGTTGTATTGCGCATCTTCGGGCAACCGTCCGAACGCTGATAGCACCCCGGCAAACTTCTCGGAGGGGATTTGCGCGGGCCGCAGTACTGTTCGCACCACATCCGTTAAGACCAGCTTGCACCACATCCGTTAAGACCAGCCCTCCGTCGCGCGATGATTGCATGGAGCGCGATACTGGCACGGATCGCCATGCGTCGCCAAAGCGCGCCAGGGCCAGTCACCAACAATTAACAAGTGGACGCCGAGGCGCTTTCCGCGCCCGAAACAGGCTCCCTGGGTCCGCTGGAGGTCCGCTCTAGAAATAGCAAAAAATCTCTGGCCAACCTGCTAAGCTATAATTCTGAGATCTTGGGGTAATCTGGCGCGCCCGAAGAGATTCGAACTCCTGACCCCCAGATTCGTAGTCTGATGTA